TGTGGTGCGGTGGTACTGCAAATGTTAAAACACAATTTACTAAGTAGGAGATATTATGTCAATGATGGAGCCAGGTGGATATAGAAAACCGAATAACCCAGCCCCAGTATCAGGTCCTGGCGCTCTTAGTCAACGGACTGATGGCGGCCCAACACAACCCGCAACCTACATCTCAGGATTACCACAAGGACAGGGACAACAAAATTACGACAATCAAGTAGCAGCACCAATGATTGGTAATCCATTTCCACAAGAATCATTGGCTGACTTAACACCATTGCTTGCTCCTACATCTCGTAAAGATGAAGCAATTACTAGTGGAGTTGATATTGGTGATGGACCAGGTTCCATGGCTTTAGGAAAACTTCCAATGCAGGAACCTACAGTTAAAGATGTTATTAGAACTCTTGCACAATATGATACCTCAGGCGATTCCGAAATGGTATATCGCATGCTAGACGATGCAGGATATTAATGCCAGAAATAAAATTAGACCCAGTTATTGCTGAACTTAGTCCCAATATTTATAAGGCAGCGGTAGAAGCCAATCTTCCTATTAATCAACAGATGCAACTTAGCCAGTTGGCTCGTTCTCGAAAAGAAGGTAAAAGACTTTTACAACTTGGCGAAGAAGATGCCCGTAAGGAATTTCTTGAGTTTGACCCAGAGATTCAAAAAACTATTAATAGTATTTGGTCAGATAAAAAAATATTTGAACCCGAAGTAAATGCTTTAGGTAGAGTAACGCAGGCTATTGGTAGAACAGTAGGTAATGCTGCTAAGTTATATTTTAGTCCAGTGATTGCAGCCTTTACTGTTGCAGATAAATACTCTAGAACTCTTAATACACCTTACACAGCCGAACAACAGGCTGAACAGGGTAGAGGTTCAAGACTTGACAAGAAACTTCTTTCAGATGCATTTAATGGAAAGAATTCTTGGAAATGGGACAAAATCTCTGAGTATGAAGCCAAATACGGTAAAGCATTAATAACTTTAATTCGTGGTAATACAGAAGGTAGAACCATAGGCGAGTCAATGGACTTGTATGGTGAGACCGATGCAAACATGTTAAATGCAATTATGTTTATGGGTGATGAACCAGAAAAATTTCAAGACTTATTATCTGAAGTAAAGTTATATGCCCAAGTATCTCCAGGTAGAGATAAGGTTGGAAGTTGGCTTAAGGCTGATGAAGACGTTAATCAAAGTTATTGGGCAAATAAATTACTTAAAAAAATTGGTATTGATTTAACTAATAAAAAAACCCGTGAAGATGTTGCTAGACTTGTATCTGGTCCTTTAGATGCTACCTATCAAGTTGGTATTGACCCATTAACCTATACTGGTGTTGGTTCAATTATTAAAGGTATTAGAGCAATTGGTCGTGGCGTTAGGGGTATTCCAGAAGCAGTTGGTCGCTTTGGTGGAATTAAAAGTCGTGGCGAAAAACTTGCTGACCAAGTACGATTTCTTGCCGAACGTGGTAATGTTGATGGCGGAGTAAATTTTGCATTTCAACAAGCAGATGTTGTTAAACTTTGGGACGAGCAACTAGGCAAAGCAGTTAAACAATATGCAGATGCAGAGGGTCCTGTAGCCAAGAACATGGTATACGACCAGATGCGTTCTGATTTTCCAGACTGGGCTAACCGTGCAGTTGTTAAAGATTTAGCAAAGGCTAAAGTATTTGACTCAGCATCAGCACGTAAATTTTTTACCGAAGCAGAAAACTTTAATTTATTATTAGGTGGACGAGTTGATGGTATAAGTTATCGCAGGAATGGAATTTCTGTAGCAAAAAATTATAGAACCCTTACCTCTGCATCTCACAAAGTTATTGATTCAGTATTTAATCCTACTGCTAGAAATGCAGATATAAATTCTTATATTGAAAAAGGTGAAAAAGAACTAGCAACTGTAGTAGATGTATTAAAGAAAGTTGCTGATGACGGAGAAAATTTAGTTAATCCAGCCATAAAAGATATTATTGACTTAACTACAGATGTTTCTAAATCACGTAAGCAATTATATAAATTAGGAACAGCATTTGGTCGCACTCCTAATCGTATTATTTATGGTGAAGATGCCATTAAAACTATTCCAGAAGTTATAAACTTAGCAAAGATAGTTATGCCTAAAAATACAGCAGGTGCATTTGCTGAGGTATTCTTAGATGAAGCACCAGAAATACAACTTACAATGATTCGTAACTTGTATGCAGCGGTTATGACTAAAATTGGTTTACCTGGTTCACCAAACGGTGAAAAAGTTATGAACGAAATACTTTCTTCTACCTTTAATGAAACTGGTATGTTCTCAACTGTTAAGTCTGAGATACCACTTGATTTAGTAGATGCGTTTCACCCAGCATCAATTACCCGTGAAGGCGAAACATTTCTTCAAGCATCTAAAGGAATCGTACAACCATCACAAGTTGCCAAGAGTATTGCCCCACTGCCATTTGATTTATTATATCAAACAGCAGCAAGTTCACGTTTATCTGAAAAAGTTAATTTTATTAACTTAATTGGTGGTGCTACCAGAAATAAATTTTCTAGTTTTGTTAATCGTTTTTGGGCTACCCATACTTTGTTCCCACGTTTAGGTACACGAAGCGGAATAGATGAACTTACATTTGCTTCTCTTACAGCCCCTAGACAAGATTTAGTTAAGTTTGTATTTGGTGGTCGTAAAGGCCGTGCATATCTTGAAGCCGCTACTGGTTCTAAAACATCACAGGGTATGTATAAGCGTGGGCTTTATTATGGAGGTACCACAAAAACCATTAAAGGAAAAGAAATAACTATTCCTGGTACAATTTTTGCAGGATTAGACCCAACTAAAAAATTAGGTAATCAACAAAGATTAGAAATTTTAGAAACAGCCCGTGCTAAACTATCTAAAAGATATGGATACGAAGTTCCATTAGCAGACGTAGCGCATGAGGCTATTAGAGAAGAAACTTTATTAAGAGTACAATCTCTTTATGGAGATAAATTAAATCCTAGTACTTTAGAAACATTGCAAAGAATCATGAAGTATAGTCCTAAAGTACTTGACTCTATGGCTGATTCAGTTGCTGCTCGAAGTATGATGACTGGTAAAATTGATATTGAGTATGTTGATTCTGTTTTTATTAACAGCAATGTAACTAAAGCAATTAAAGAGGCTGGTCTTACTTTAGGTAAACAGTATCGAGATTTAGACCCTCAAAAAATGACAACTAAACAAGTTGCTCTTGCTCATTTTGATAACTGGAATATTCGTTTTTCTTATAACAGTGAAAAAATTGCAGACGGAGCAGTAGTTAATCCAGTGGGTGCGTTTTTTAGAAACAATGCACTTGAAACTCGTGGAAATTTAATTAATGCACGTAACAGTGTACTCAAAGATGTAGGAGTTGAAAAACTTCCTAAAGGATTTGAAGATGATTATATTGTTGCTGACGAAACAAAGTTAAAAGGATTCCTTTCTTTGTTCAGCACAACCGTTGCATACCGTCAACGTGGTATTCCAGATGTACAAATTGCCCGTATTCACGCAGAAACTATGCTTATGGATATGAGAAATACATTTCATGGCAGTGCAAGAGGATATAACAAAGCATTATTTGAGGCAGTTAAAACAGCCAAGAAAAAACTTGAAGCAGGAGCAGAGGGCAGTAAAAAAATAATCCGTGACCCATGGAGTAAAGCATCTGCCGAAATTGAATTTGAAAAATTTGAAGATTTAACTCAAGGTTACCAACCAAGAACAAGTATACAAACACGTATATACAATCTTGGTCCTGAAAAAGATATGAAAATTTTTGCAGAAGGAGAAGGGTTTGGTTACCTTTATTCTAAATGGGAAAATTGGACCATGGAAGTTATGGATGCGGTAGTAACTGGTTGGTTCCGTCAACCATTATTAATTATAAAAACTGAAAAAGCACTTAAAGATTTAAAACCTTATGAAAAAGGATTTATTGATAAATATGTTAAGTCTTCACTTCAAGAAAATCCTATGCTTAGCCCAGCAATTGCACGTATTCGTGCAAGAGAACATATTGAAGCGCAAAATACTAACTTAGCATTAGGTCGTGCTACAGATGAACTACTTGAGTTTGTAGATAATCCATCTATTCGTTCTAACTTTGCAGTATCTGTTCGTTCAGTAGGTAGATTCTACCGTGCAACTGAAGATTTTTATAGACGTGTTTTTAGACTTTATACAAAAACTCCACTTCGTGCTTTATATCGTACAAGATTATTGCACACAGGTCTTGAGGCATCTGGTGATATTTATGAAGATGATAAGGGAGACAAGTTTATTGTTTTTCCTACAGACTCTATAATTAATGGTGCAATAGAACCAGTATTACGTGCTATTACAGGTAATCAAACATTACAAGTTCCATCATTTAACGAGTTTACACTTAAGTTACGTTTGATAAACCCATCGTTTTCTCCTGATGCTGGTCAGCCATCATTGGCTGGACCAGTTGGTGCTTTATCTGTTGTAACTGGTAGAGCAATTCTAAGAGAACTACCAATATTGCAACCATATGCTACTGAGTTTGCAGAGAGTGTTGATAGTTTAGCACTTGGTCAGTTCGGTGACAGAATGACGTTTAAGAGTGCTGTTATGCCTATGTTGGCTGATAGTATTTTATCTAGTCTTTCACCAATTGAAAGAGATAGACAAAAAACTACAGCATTATTACAGGCTATTGCTTACACACAAGCATCTGGTAACGGATTATCAGCAGATGCAACAACTGAAGAGCGTGCAAAACATTTAAAGATGTTAAAACTTAGCACTCACACTATTATTGTTTCACGTAATATGCTTGGACTAATAAGCCCAGGACAACCTACTCTACGTGATTCTAAAGAGTTACCAGGTTTTTTAAAGAAGACTGGTATTACTAGTTGGAAATCATCTTTCTGGGATGTATATAATGGTTTATTACGAACCGCTGATGAAGATACCGCAGATGTATTTGACTTAGCCGTTGCTACTTGGGTTAGTAAAAACCCAGGAAAGTTAGTATACCTAATACCACGCAATACCAAAGAGTTTAGAGTTCTTATTAATACAACTCAAGAGGTTAAAGACTGGTCAGTTAAAAATAAAAACTTTATTGATACCTATAAAGAAGTAGGTTATCTATTTGCACCAAAATCTGGTGAGTATAATCCAGACATATATGCTTGGATGGAAGCAGAAGGTCTAGTAGATATTCCAGATTTTGAAGAATATTTAGATAGCGTATCAGTGGCTGAAGATAAACAACGTTACTTTGCTATTGAAGATAAACTTAATGAAGCACTAAAAACTAAATCAGTTTATGGAGATAGACGTCAATTAATTGATAAAGCCGCACAAGACCGTACCGCCCTTTTAATATCTAACCCATATCTTGATGCTGAGATAAGCGGTAAAGGAACTAATCGTGGTGATTTAAGAAAAATGTTTAAGGCTTTATCTGAAGCAGTATCAGACCCTAAATCTCCTATCGATAAAACAACAAGGTCAGCCATGAATCTTGCAATTAAAAATGTAGCAGAGTTTACTAACTTTGCACAAGACCCAGCAATGAGTAAGCGTTGGGATTTTAGCAGCATGAAATCAAATAAAAAAGAACAGGTTGTTAACATACTGGCAGAACTTAGTAAAACAAATGCAGAGGTAAAGGAAGCAAACAGAATTATCTTTACTGGATTGCTAAATTATTATTCAAGAGAATCAGTCATAGCGGGAATTGAGGGTAGGTAATATGTCAATAAATCTATATGGTCCACCAGTGCCAAGTAATAGAACTGATTTGCTTGCAAGATTTGGTGATACTGCTACTCCAGAAGATAGATTAGAAATTGGCTTTGACCAATTTGGTAATCGTATTATTACTCAGGCTGGACAAACTGGTGCTGCTTATCAACGCTTTTTATACGTAACCCCAGATGGTAAAAACTTTGCAGTTCTTGATTACAATGGTGTAGTCCGTGAGGTTAAAAAAGAGTTTAAAAATATAGAAGGATTAAGAACTTCTCTATATCGCAAAGGAAAGTTAAGCGAAAAAGATTATGTAACAAAGTCAGACTCTGGTCTTAGTGAGGCTATTCTAGAAGCAGCCAATGAGCAAAGCAAAGAGATAGTAGATGCCCTTACATTAAACGATAACTTTGAAGGCAAGTTTACTAGCATGACTAACTGGCTTAATACCAGACCTGACTATGTTGGTGGTCAAGGACCTAGCCAGCGTGGACAAGAGATAAGTAAACTAGACGCTACTCAAATGATTGATGCGTTTACCGTGCAAATGCTTGGACGTGAGTCTACTCCTGCAGAACAAAAAGATTTCTTTGAGAGAGTTTCTGCAGAAATGAAGAAGGCTGTTGTAAAGCGCAAGACGGTTGGAGATAAATCAGTTGAGTCTGGTTCTTTCTTAGACCAAGAAGATTACTCACGTATCATGGCAGAAACTATTAAGCCAGCAATTCGTGGTACTTCATTAGAGGCTATTGCTTCTGGTACTGGTGCTATAGCACAGAGTATAACAACATTAAAAACTTATGCTGCTAGTTATGGTATTAAGTTAAGTACTCAAGAAGCCCTTGATGAGGTAACTGGTGGATTACAACCAGGTGGTAGTTTAACTACTGGTAAGTTTGACCAACAACAACAAAAAATTAGAAATATGGCTAAAAGTTTTTATACTAATCTAGGTGATTCAATTGATAATGGGGTTAGTATCAAGAATCTAGCCAATCAATTTGCTAACATTAAGTCTCAACTCTTAGAAGTACCATTGGAATCTGTAGATGTATTTGATAAAGATATCCAAACAGCATTACGTAATAATGGAAAACCTGGGGTTATGTCTACTACAGAGTTTGATGTATTACTTCGCAATAAACCAGAGTGGGGAAAGACTAAGAATGCTAGAGATGAAGCAGCAGGATATGCTAATGATATTCTCAAGATGTTTGGATTGGTAGGCTAATGGCTAAACCTAAAATGTCCGCAGAAGAAAAAGCGGTTAGAGATGCGTTAGCAGTAGTTCAGGCTGACACTGGAATAACAAGGGCACAAGAAATAATAAAAACTGGGACTGTTCCTGCACCAACTGCTGCTGACAAACTTAATTATGAAGATGCAAGAAATGCAGTTTCACAACTATCCCCAGATTGGCAGGCAAGACTTGGAAAAGCCTATGCTGGCTTAGACACTCAACAGCAAAAAGTTATAGACCAAGCAGGTGCATTAGGTTACGATGTAAATACTACTACTGGTGCACTAACCCCAAAAGTTAATACTGGTGGTAATAACCCTGCTGGTAATAACCCTGCTGGTAATAATAAAGATGCTGTAGTAGATAAAGATACTAGAGATGCTTTTGCATTACTTACCTCAACTTTTGCTTTATATGGATTAGATGAGTTATCCCCAGTTATTGCTGGATATATGAAACAAGGATTAACCTCTAATGAGGCAGTAATTGAATTACGTAAAAATAAAACATATCAAACACGGTTTGCTGGTAATACCACAAGGGCAGCCGCTGGTCTTAATGCACTTTCGGAAGCAGAGTATCTAGCCCTTGAGGATAGTTATTCGGAAACACTTCGTGCATACGGACAACAAACATTATTAGGTGCAGATAAAAAAGCACGTCAGGCTGAAATGGCTAAAATTATTGGTGGAGATATATCTGCTGTTGAGTTTAAAGATAGGGTATCTACAGTAGTTACCCGTGTTGAGAATGCAGACCCATTAGTAAAGGCTACTCTTCGTGATTTCTATAAGATTACAGATGCTAATTTAGTCAGTTACTTCTTGAAGCCAGACGAGAATCTACCTAGATTGCAAGAGAAAGTAACTGCTGCAGAAATTGGTAGCGCAGCCCTTGCACAGGGTGGACTTACAACTGATATGACTAGCGCAGAATCATTGGCTAAGTTTGGCGTAGACCTAGCAACAGCACGTAAGGGATACTCTACTATCTCAGATGTACTTCCTACTGCTACGAAGTTATCACAAATTTATAATGAAGATAAGATTAATTATAACCAACAGGTTGCAGAAGAAGAAGTATTTAAAGGACTTGCCTCTGCTCAGCGCAAGCGTACTCAATTAGCAGAAAAAGAAATAGCATCTTTTAAGGGTTCATCTGGAGTAGGTGCAGCAGGACTATCAACTACATACTTACGTAGAGGTTCCTCAGCAGGTCAGTTCTAAATAGATTCCCCACACGGATAGACCAGCCCCGTGGGGTGTATAAGTCTGGTAGCAAGAGCCAACCAATTTCCCCGAATTGACTTGTGGCTTGCGACTAATCAACGAATAGAAGGGTGGGTTGCTATGAGCAACAACTACTGGGATGAAGAAGACGAAGACCAAGATAACGATATACCTCTGCAAGGCGATGACTTAGTTAAGAAACTAAGAAAAGCCAAACGTGCAGACGAGAAGCGTATCAAGGAACTGACTGAGCAACTTGAGGGATTTTCCAAGTTGCAGCGTGAGAGAGTCGTCAAGGAAGTCCTAGAAAAGAAGGGCGTTAATCTAAAGGCACAACGCTTAATTATGAAAGACTTAGAAGACATTAACGAAGAGTCGGTTAATACCTGGCTCGATGATAATGCTGATTTGTTTGGATTAAAAAGCGCAGAGTCTGTGAATCCTGAACAAGAACTTAATCGAGCAGCCTTACGGCAGCAAGATGTTCTTACTCAGAACTCATTAACCCCTGAACGTACGGATGATTTAGAAACAAAAATATCAAATGCACAATCTGCAGATGAGATTCTTGCTATCCTTCGTGCAAATTAATATTTAATCCATAGTAATTCTTAATCACCTTGGAGGTGACAAATGGCTAATGCCTATACAGGTACAGGTTCGTCCACACTTGGAGGAACCGCTGGTAGTGCAGGTCTTGTCCAACAAGCATATGACCGCTTATTGGAGTTTGCTCTCCGTTCTGAACCACTAATTCGTTCAGTCGCAGATAAAACACCTGCCCGTCAATCAATCCCAGGTTCAACCGGAGTTCTACAGAAGTACGTTGACTTGGAGAAAAACACTACTGCTCTATCAGAAACAACTGACCCAGATGCAGTAGCACTATCTACACCAACCAATGTTTCTATTACTCTTAATGAGTATGGTAACTCAGTGTTGGTAACTCGTGCGTTGGAACTATTCAGCCTTGCTGATGTAGACCCAGCAATCGCTAACATTATTGCTTTCAACCTAGCAGATTCTATTGATGACGTAGCAATGACAACATTGCGTGGCGGAACCAATAAGATTTTTGGTGGTTCAGCAACATCAACAGGAACAGTTGCAGCCGCATCAACACTTGACTCAGCAGACATCCGTAAGGCTGTCGCTAAGTTACGTGCTGCTAAGGCTATTGGCCGTAAAGGCTCACTATACTGGGCTGGTATCCACCCAGAAGTTTCACATGACCTACGTGCTGAGTCCTCTTCAGGACAAGGCTGGTTGCTACCTAACCAATACGGTTCTTCACAAGACCGCATTTGGGCAGGCTAAATTGGTAACTACGAAGGTGCATACTATTTTGAGTCAGCACTTCTTTATTATGCAAAGGCTGGCGCAGACCAAACAGCACTAG